GATGTAGAAGTATAAAATAACTTATTTTTTGCGCTATTCGAATATTGTGTATCAATTTCTCCGCCATTTCCATTATTAGCATTTATCGTCGAATCATCTGAATACCAACCAATAGTTGAATTGTCAATCCAAATGAGTGATTTGTTAGGATCGTAATCAACGATTTTTGCTTCGGCCCATACACGAACAGCAATAGGTCTACACAATTTTAAATAAGGTAAATACTTTTTATTGAGAATAGGAATACCTAAAGGTGTGTATCGTGAACCATTCGTATCTTCTTCAGATAATGGAAATCTAAATGCAGATATGTTTTTATATTGATTTGCTATAAAGTTTTTAATCTCTGGATCGCTCTTCGGCCATATAGATAATCCTTCTTTTAACGAATCATTGCATATAAAAAAGGTCCAATAATAATCAGGAGTTCCATACAACCTTTGTGATAAAACATCAGGCCTTTCACCATGGCCAATTTGAACTTTTTTATACGCATATAGGTTATTAGCTAACCTTTCAACAATATCTACGTATCGAAAATAATCAGTAACATTTGTTAATATAGCATCATTTTCAATACTATATTGTGTTTTGGGGAATTGTTTAAAAAACATAATTTAACTAATCTTATTGATTTTGTCCTTCTTCTGTTGGGGGATTGAGCGCTTTAGCTGCCTCACTTATTTTCTTGTCTACCAAATTTTTTGCACTATTAGTCAACGTTTCGACTTCTCCAAGGATGCTTTCAGCAGCTTCTTGAGCCGAACTTGTCCTATCACCATTATTTTCTAAAGATTCAATTTCGTCGCGAGTAAGAACTTTTGTTTCTTGAAATTGTAATGACATATCAACTTCATAAGGAGACATATCTTTTCTATAGGTATTCGAAGTGCTATTTATGATAGTGTTTGATGCAAGTAAATAGCATGAATAAATCTTAGGAACATAGTTTAACTCTTGCCCATTTCTAGGATCAATAAATCTAATTTCCCATTGATTGGGATATTTTAACATAATATTTCCACCATTTAGCCGTTTAGCATATACTTGATTTCGAAATTCATTTTGTATCTTATCGATGATTTTAACTTCATTTACACTTCTACCAATCATTTTGAAATCAAATTGAAAAGATCTTACAGTGTTTCCACTAAATGCAGTATTTGTTTTGGGATTTTGTATTACCTGTCCTCTAAGTTCTAAAGATGTAGCTACCTTATCTGCTCCAAGCTTTCTAGCTGCTAATATACCAGCACCTAAACCTCCAGCAGATTTTATTTCTTTCATAATGCGTTGCCCGCCTTCTTTCGCAGCATTAAGGGAGGCCTCCAATTTATCCTTTCCTTGAAATGCATTAATAGATGCATTAGCAATTTCACCTATCGTATCAATCAATCCCATGTCAATTGTATTATACGCTGCACCATCATTAAACGCCAATCCTTGAGGACATGGAAAATATATGTTTAAGGGAGCTTCTCCAGGTTTAGTCTTACATCTAAACCATACGTAAGGTCTATTTAAATCACCAATGTTTTCTGGAAACTTTAATACACCTCCGGTTGATGCATTGTTGGATTTAAAAGGAATTGCACGTGGTATAAACTCAGTTGCATTTGGTATATTAATAGCCATATAAATACTTCTTTGGTATTATTTATAATAAAATCATGGCATATTCTGGACGTTATAAGGTAAAGAATCCTAAGAAATACGAAGGAGATTTTAAAAATGTTAAATATCGTTCATTGTGGGAAAGGCAGGCTTTTAAATGGTTAGATAGTAATCCAGATATAATTGGTTGGAACTCAGAAGAAGTAGTAATTCCATATCGCTGTAAAACGGATAATAAAATCCATCGTTATTTCGTAGATTTGTTTGTACGTACAAAGGATAGTGTTTACATTATTGAGATAAAGCCTAAAAAACAAACACAACCTCCTAAACAACCTTCTCGTAAAACAAAAAGATACCTAACTGAGGTAATGACATACATTAAAAATGAGTCTAAGTGGGAAGCAGCGAAAGCATTTGCATATAAACACGATATGATATTTGAAATTTGGACTGAAGAAACATTGCGTTCATTTGGTATAAAAATTTTATAAATAGATGTAGATGGCAACGTTTATTAATAGACTTGAAGATAGAGCAACTGTTTCTGGCATCGAGCGTAATACAAAGGAATCGCTTGAATGGTTTAGAAACGAGATTGAGCTTCTAAGTACAATACCAAGTCGTAAAAAACTTTTATCTGATGAAAACTTTGAAAATAGAACTACACCACTCGTTGGTCGTATGTTTATGTACACTTATGATCCAAAGCATAAGAAGACATTACCATACTATGACAGATTTCCTCTTATATTCTTAGTTGACAAAGCAGAAGGTGGATTCTATGGCCTCAACCTTCATTACCTTTCACCAGGCTATAGAGCCATCTTTTTTGATCGACTTACAGAATATACAAATAATAAGAAATATAACAGTAGTACTAAGTTAAAATTGAAATACAATTTTTTAAAATCTAATGCAAGACTACGATATTTCGCCCCCTGCTTTAAACACTATCTTACCGACCACATCAGATCACGAATCGTGGAAATCCCTGCCCAGCATTGGGAGACTGTACTCTTCTTACCGTCAGAGCAGTTTATAAGGATTAAAGCGAAAGGTGTATGGCAACAATCAAGAAAACAATTCACCTAATTATGTCATTCCAAAACGATATTAATAATGCTCTTAATCCTTCTAAAATTGATGATTTTAAATCAACAATTGGTAAAAGAAGAGGTTTAGCTGCGTCAAATAGATTTTCAGTTACAATACTTCCTCCTACAGAAACATTATTAAACTTAGGTGGTTTATTTGGACAAGGTCCTATCGTTAATGATCCAAGAGATATAAGCATACTTTGCGATTCGTGTTCTTTGCCTGGACGTCTTATTCAAACTGGTGATTATGATGCCTTCGGTAGAAATCCAAGGAAGTATCCACAGACTATTATCGAAGAAGATGTTGAGTTTGTATTCACATTAACAAATGATGTTTATATTAAAAAAATGTTTGATAAATGGATGGAAAGTATTATTGACCCTGAATCACATTTAGTCTCTTACGATAGTGATTATAAAACTGATACACACATTCAATTATTAGATAAAAACAATGCTACTATCTACGGTGTACGTTTAATCGACTCTTATCCAACTTCCGTTAATAGTATTGCCCTTTCGAATGAAAACACTGATGCTAAAACACAAGTATCAGTGAATATGACTTACAATAGATTTGTAACTGAAACGCGTCTCAGATCTGTTATAAACAGTACATCCGACAAGCTTGATATATTCAAGCGACTTATATAAATTATAATTAAATTATTATGACATTACCAAAAATTGAAACACCCAAATATTTTTTAACTATCCCTTCAAGTGATGAGATGGTTGAATTCCGCCCATTCCTCGTAAAAGAGGAAAAGGTATTAATGATTGCACAAGAAGCAGGAACAGATGCAAGTATGATTGCTGCTATGAAAGATATTATTAAAGCTTGCACATTTAATAAACTCGATTTGTATTCACTTACAATGAGCGATTTGGAATATATTTTATTGCAAATTAGAGCAAAAAGTGTAGGCGAAACAACAGAAATACGTGTAAAATGCGATGAAAGTGGAGAGTTTGTTGAAGTACCAATTGATCTCTCAGAAGTTAAAATAACAAAGGGAGATGCTATTGATAATAACATTAAACTAACAGATGATGTTGGAATTATCCTTCGATCGCCTGGTTTAAAGGATGCTGAACGTGCTGCCAGAGGAAGAAAAGATGTAAATCCACTTATTCAAGCGCTTTCAAGTGTAATTGAAAGTGTATATGATAATGATACTGTATATCCATTTTCAGACGCAACACCAAAAGATATTGAAAACTTCATTGATTCATTAAACACAGAACAGGTAAAAGAAATTAAAAAATGGCTTGATTCAACACCTTCTCTTAAACATGAAATTGAATTTGAAGGACCAACTGGTCATAAAAACAAAAAAGTTTTAAGCGGTTTAAGTGATTTTTTCATATAGCCCTTTCTCATAATTCACTTGAAAACTATTATCATGTTCAATTTTCTTTAGTACAACATCACAAATATAGTTTATCAGAATTAGATAGCATGATTCCATGGGAAAGGGAGATTTACATTACACTTTTAAAAGACCACATTGAAGAAGAAGAATTAAAACAAAAACAAAATAATGGCTAACGAACCATACATCACTAAAAAGGATCTTGAAACTGTCACACAAAAAGTGACAATTGCAAATTCTAAAAACATTGCTCAGCCTCTTATAGATCAACAGAAAAAGAATGATCTTAAAGAAATAGAACAAAGGATTGAGCAAAGAGTTCTTTTTCAAGATATCGCAGATGGCATTAAGGGTATTAGCAATTCTCTTCTTGATGGACTTAAATCTTTAATACCTAAAACCGATGGCGGTTTAAGTAAATTATTAGGTTTAGGGTTTGGTTTGCTATTAGCACCTTTTGCAAGCTTTATTAGCTTTCTTCGCCAATTAGGTAGAGAACTCAACTTTTTTACGAAAGGACGATTGGCTAAATTTTTAACTGATATTTTAGATAAACTTAAAAATAGTAAATTATTTAAATCAATCAGTAATTTACTTCAAAAAGTATTTGGTGGAAAAGGAGGATTCTTTAGAAAACTGGCAGGAATTTTCACAAAAATAGTTAAATTTGCAACTGGCGGTCCATTTAAAGCAATTATGGGCTTTGCTGGTAAAATAGGAAGAATATTAGGAAAAGTATTTTTACCGATAACAATCTTAATGGGAATCTTTGATTTTGTTAAAGGCTTCATGAAAGGCTATAGTGAAGATGGTATTATAGGAGGTATAAAAGAAGGATTTAATAGTCTATTTGATGGATTAGTAGGAGGCCTTTTAAGATTGTTGACTATGATACCATCTAAAATCGCAGAATGGCTGGGTTTTGACAAACTATCTAAACAAATCACGGAGAACACAGAAGTAATTATTCAAAGTATTAAGGATGCGTTTGGCGGAATTGTTGATTTGGTCAAAGGCATTTTTATGTGGGACACCGAAAAAATAATGGAAGGACTTACTAAAGTATGGAATTCTATTGTTAATGTAGTAATGATCCCATTTAATACTATCAAAGCTCTTGTTGAAGATGTTTTTGGTAGTTCTACCTTTGAAAGAATGAAATTAACTTTAAAAGAAATTGGTCTATCAGTTCAAAGTTTCTTTTTATTCTTACAACAAGGTGTTGCAAATTTACTTGATAAAATACCTGATATCTTTTTAAAAGAATCTGCTGAAAAGTTTATCGATGATTTAAATGAAGGTACACGGATATTAAAAAATAATGTTGATGCTGAAATATCTAATATTAAGGATATGAAAGCAGAGCTTAAAAAGAAAGATGAGCTCGAGAAAAAACTAAAACTTGAAGAGGAAAGGGCAAAATCAAACTCTGGTGGTGTTAGTACTGGAGACTCTAATGCATCAATTAACACAACTAACAACGTGACATATATCGTTCAAAACGGAAATAGTATCGCAGGAGATGCGTTATCTGCAGCCGGAAGCTAAAAAGGGGATGGCCAAAAGACCATCCCCTTAACTATGTATTATTAGTTATGTTTATTTTTGCGCTTTACCCTTAGAACCTTTAGGTAGCTTACGGGCTTTACGAGCCTTACGAGCTTTAGCTGCTTTGGCACGATCAGCTGCAACGGCTTTGCGCTCCTTTTCACAGAGCTTACCGTCTTTATTCTTATCGTACTTTGCTAAAAAAGCCTTCTTAGCTTCAGCTCTTTCCTTAGGACAAAGCTTACCGTCTTTATTCTTATCAAATTTAGCCATAGCAGGTGGAAGCTTTTTTACTGGCTTCTTATCCTTTTTCTCATCAGCAATAGCTGAAAGAGCCATGACAAACGATGATAGTACAACAATTAGTTTATTCATATTCGTATATATTTATTATTTTAGCTAGATGCTAGTTTTGCGAAGTAACTAAGAGTATCTTCATCAGAATCATCGTTACTCACATTTGTGTCTTCAGTATCGACACTTTTGAAAGAAGGTTCTTCTTTCGTCGTATTCATTTCAACTTGCTGTTCAGTAGACATCGTTGACGCTACTTCAGCTTCGCCAAGGACCTCAAACATTTTACGTTTAAGATCTGAATAGGATTTGTAGTTTTCCGGATCAGTAAATTCACTCAACTTATAGAGCTTATTATAAGTTTCTTCAAGGCGAGTTTCATCTCCATCAAACAAACTTGTTGGTGCGTCAAACTCAGATTTGTCGTAGTTGCGATAGCCTTCTACATTACGAATCTTAAGCTTAAAGTTAGCACCAGACCAAAAATCGAATGGATTAACAGGTGTTTCATCTTGGAACTGTGGTTGCATTACATCCATGATTTTGTCCATGATTTTCTTTCCATACTCATAAAGGAAAACCTTTCCTTCGTTTTCAGGATTAGCTGAATCAGAGATAACCAAGATATTAGAAACATGATGCAGTCGACGTTTACGTTGACGCGCAAGTTCTTTATCTTCATCACGACCTGTATTCCAAAGTTGCGAATTAAGTTCAGAGACAGGATCTTGTTGACCAATTGAAGTCAAAGAACGCTCAATGTACCAACGTCCGGTTGGCCCTTTGAATCCATGATCCCAATAGCGAACCCATGGGAGATCTTCACCAGCACCAGCTGGGAGAAAACGAATAACGGCATAGCCATTACCTGCTTTATCCACAGTTGGTTTCCATAAGCGATCATCGCCATAAGTCTTTTTTTCTGTGTTTGTATCAGCGGCTGAGACTAACTTTGAGATTGCGCTTTCACGATTTTGTTTTAGTTTTTCGAATGACATAGTATTTTTATTTTGTATTTGCAGTGTATATTTTGTTTTTTCCTGACAGAGTCTATACTACCATAAATTTGTTAAGTTGTAAATACTAAAAGTGCTTTATCCTTAATTTTATTTCTTGGTAATGGCTTCTGCAGCATGATTGATTTATAGCTAATTAGCATATCAATCATATCTTTATTTATTCCCAAAGGATCACTCAGAATGCTCTTCAGGCGCCTTAAAAAATTAACGAGTATGTCTAATAGGATAACACTTTCAACGTTAATCTGGCCACTTCTGAGAGCCTCTAAGATAGGACTCTGGGAAAAGTCTGGTGTTGATGAGCAAATATCATCAAAGGTATAACCCTTATTTGAAAGAGATTTCATATCTTGCTCAAACATATAAGTCAATTTGTCGTATCTTGCTATATAGGCTTTATAAACATCATCACTCATATCTCCAATCCAAACGTTTGGATTTTCGATTAGGTTAGATGTAAAATAATCAATAAGCTGTTCTCTGTTGAATCGACGAGATAGCTTTTCAAAGAAATAACGATCTCTTCGTTTTTCAAATGTGTTTCTTTTTACTGCAGTCTTATAATTATATTTTACTGCATCATAATCGCTAGTGAAATGCAGCTTAAGAGATTGATAGATTTGATATGCAAGATACCCATTCATTATTAAAATTCCTTTGGAACATGATCAAAGACTGGAATTTCAGTACTAGGCTTACTGAATTCAGGAACATTAAAGGATGGTGCTTCATCGTCTTCATCTTCAAAGAAGCATTCCCCTTTATATAATTCACTTTGTGTCAAACATCCTGAATCACTGAGTCTTTCGATAATTGCTTCATAAATTTCAGTATCATTGACTCTATCACCTACATCCAATTTTTTCGTATCATCATAATAATATAAATCCCGCTCTCCCCATTTAGGTGTTTCCTCTACGCAAATGACATACTTCTCATCTTTGTATTCAACAACAGCATTCCATCTTATTTGATACCAATGTTCTTCAGCGCTTTTAATCACTTCAATTGCACTCATCGTCCCTGACCATTATATGGTTTTTTGTAATTGGTTGATCCTTTGATTTTAGATGTTTTTGATTTAGCGTGCACGCCTTTACGGCGTATTTTTTTCTTTGGTTCGTATTGTCCTATTTTTTTCATGATTTAAAATAATGTTGATGTTGTTCTTTTGATTATATTTCTATCCATTGCTTCAACCTCGAGTTTGCTTTTAAGAGGTCCTTTGACAAGCTTAGCCATATCTTCAGGATCAATTTCTTTTCTATTACAAACTTCAATAATCGACTCGGTGTATGACAAACCATCCCCATGGACGAGTTTTTCTACTTCTAATCTTAGTTGTTCTTTTGTGATTGCTGGTTTAATAATAACCTTTTTATCTTTTTCTTCGCTCATAGAGTTCTAATTAGTATAGTGTTTTTGTTGATTCGTCCATTTGGTGATTTTGGTTTTGTCTTTATCTTAGATAGCTCCTTTTCAATTTGTTTTTGTGTTTTTGATGCAACAATTGGTAGAAAATCTTTAGGCTTACGCAGCGTGAATGATATGGATGTTTTAGGATCAAACCCTTTGAGTGTGCTACCAGATACTGTAAAACCGTCTCGATTCTCTGCTTTGTACATGGTCATTATACGATATTTTGTGTTAAATGTAAATAACAATTGTGCAGAAATTATTCTTGTTGGATCGCACGATTGAATTGAATATTCTTTAGATTCATTGAGATAATTCAAACGTTCTACTTGCTTATCAGCAGATTTAGCCTTTTTAATTCGTGGTTTACGAGAAGATTTCTTTGAAGCTTTGTAAAGGATAATCTCATTAAGCATATCATCAAGAGCTTTAATGCGGTTTCGAAGCTGTGGTTTTGAAAGATATGAAAAACCTTCAACCATATCAGGACACCTCTTCTCGTAAGCGTCAGTATAATCATTCTTATGTCTTTCAAGCCATTCAACAATTGGGCCTAAGAATGCAATAGGTATATTCTCTCCTCGAAGTATTGAGGCAATATTAAATTTTTTAATCTTTGCTTTAGGGTCTGTCCATTCATCTAACATGCCTTCAAGTTCACATAATACAGAAGTCCGAACTTTCTCGGTCATAATTGCATGAACATTTGGTTTTTTAGGAGCATCCACCTTTTCGACAGATTTAAATTTCTTATTAAGCATTTCTGATTTAGCGTCAGAAATTAACTCTTTAATATTTTGTATAACTGTGTCAAAGTATTTTCCAAATTTTGGCATACCCATATTATAGCAACGGCATAGTTTGCCTGTAATGTTAAAAACATAGCTTGTTTTTGGAACATACTCAATTGCCTTGATATCTTTAATCCCGTATGAATTCTTCTTCATAAACTCTTGAATGATATAAATATAATCATCCCTATCAAGATAGTAATTATAGAATGTTAGACATTTGCTAAGAATGCGTTCATATTTTTCTTCAGACATATTATGCCAAGTCGGTTCATCACCAGTAAATTTATAATCTGGTGCAGCAACACGGCCGGATTTAAGAAACTTCTTAGACTTTTTTGCTTTCATGATATTATTATACCAGGTATTGACTGATTGTAAATAAAAAAAGTCATGAAAAAGAATCTAAAATTCAAAAGAGCATTATTTGAGAGACCTCTCAGGTCTTCTTTCCCCGCTAATCGTGAATACCAAAGATTGAAAAGAAAAAAAAGGATATTCCTATCCCTATTTTTAGGGTTCGGATATATCCTTTTTGTTATTGCTCTACTTAAAATAAGTAAAGTTTTCTAATTTTACCTCCTTTTTCTAAAAAGCATTAATACACTTAAGCAAGAAAGTAACGAAGTTCCAATTTCAGGTACTGGAACTACTTCAAGCTCATTTGAATTCCCTATAATCAGTTCTTGGGGAACAACCTCGTCAAATACAAAGTTATCCATTCCAAAACAGAATGCTGACCATTCGCCTTGTATGTACTCTCCTGTTGTCCATTGAGACAAATCGCGAATAACGACTTTGTCAACGTTATCGAACGAAGAGGGGAGAAAAATATCTTGGTATTCCCCACCCCAATCTTCACTTGGCAATTGAAACTCTTCAGTAACTGCTGCTCCATCTAACCATCCTTGGATGGCAATGATTTCGTCTCCAGTTGCTGCTCCCCCACCGATTTCAGTATTAGATGTCAAATGGAAGAACTGAAGATCAAAAGGAGTGTTTCCCTCACGAAAAATCTCAATAGATGAGATTGCGCTCCAATGGCCATGAATTACGTCATCTCCAGCACCGTAGTAATTTCCTACGGTTTGAAAGCTCCAATCTTCATTAGGGGACAAATAGTCTAGGATGACATCTCCTTCTTGATAGCTCATCACGCCATCGTTATAAGATTGTGCATCAGTGATGACGATTTCGCCATTTGCAAGATTTGCAGTTCCTCCAGTAAAGGTGACAATAGCAGCCTTCGATAAAGAAGTTGCGAATAATAGTGATATTATCAGTGATATTAGTTTTTTCATTTATTTCTTTTTTTGAGTAGGTAGTCCTTAATTTTTCTTAAATTTCCAGTCAATTTGGCAAGAATTCTGCCTAATTTACTGTTTTCTG